AAATTAACAAAACTCAATACAACAACAGAAGAATCAAGCAAACAAAAACAAACTCAAGTTTTTATAAGCAATTGAAATTTCAGTTTTCAAGCATACACAGTGTTTTCACAGTCGTACTACTCACGGTTTACGGAAATATTAATATGGCAGCTGTAATTTTTGGATCCTTCACTGAGGCACCAGTCCTCCTAGACTCGGCTACGGTAGCCCCAAAAATGACGCGCAAGCGTTTCATTGAGGAGCGTATCATGGTACGCGAGAAAAAGGTTTATGGTAAGTGTGGAGTGTGTGGCGATGAGATGCCAACTAAATCTATGTTACGTAAGCATATTGCATCAAAGTGCGATTACTTAGCACTCTCCTCAGCCTTTGAGTATGAGGATGTTGAGAAGACTATCACTAAGGTAGTTGAAGAAGAAGTTCCATTATACGACTTTTCATGGCTTAAACACCGCATGCCACAAGAGGGGAAGTGTGAGCTACAGAAGGCGGAAGTCATTGAACAGGTCACTTTTGGCACCATTGCACCTGTGGAGGAGGTGCAACATGAGCAAGGGAGGGGTAACTCTAAATTTGTTGTGGAACAACCATCCCACGCAACCTATAGAGAACCACCAGTATGTCCTGTTACCAAATCAAATGTGAGTGCGAATGCTAATAGTATCGCACAAAGCTTGCATAAAACTGCACAACAAATGATTGAGAGCTATGATAATGAGTTGGAAAAAGCTTTTTCCAACATAACTCCAATCGCACAGAAAGATGCTAATAGGAAAGCCACGATGAAGGTAGTGAGAAAGCGTAATGGGGTATATACGTTTAGTCCCTACACTACTGGAGACTACCGCAAGATGCGCAGAAAGGAGAAAGCCACAGCTGAAAACGCAGCATTTGCTAAGCAGGCTCCTTACATCATTACCAAATTATCCATGGCTGGTGGGATGGCACCATCAGCGATGGATAGCGAGGTGAATGTTAAGAAACCGCTTAGCAAAACACCTAGCATGAAGAAGCGGCAATGTATTAAACGGGTGGTTCTGCAACAACAAAAATTAGAGGATCTAATTAAGACAGTTGGAAAAATAGCATCACGTGGGAATCTTAAGTTTGAAGTGATTACTGGGAGGAAGGCCACAACTGGAACATTCAGGAAATTTCACGGGAATAACCATATGTTTCTCGATCTCATGCACATGCAGGGTGTGAGGAGAAGAGTCGACATCAGGATTTCTGATATGGATCAACGCATAATCAGGACAATGGCACATGCAGTGAACTTTGAACGATCATTTAACACTGGACAATTTTCATATGGTTCGAGTGGGTTAGTTTTTAACCCGCGCAAAGCCATTGGAACAATAGGAAGGGCGAAGAATGATATATTTATTGTGCGTGGGCGACATGAAGGAAAGTTGTATGATGCCCGTCAGAGGGTGACCGAATCTGTGATGCTCCGTATGCAACATTACATGGATGTGGCTCAGAAATTCTGGAAAGGCTTCGATAAGATGTTCTTACCAAATCGTCCAGAAGAGCGCTCACATGTCTGTGTCGCAGATTTAGATGTTAATAGATGTGGAGAGATGGCAGCACTTACATGTCAAGTCATTCAACCGTGTGTTGAAATTACATGCACTCAATGTTTCACACATTTAAATGAGCTGAGTGATCGTGCATACAAAGAGCTTCTGAAGAGTAGAGTGCTTAAAATAGTGCCACAAATTCGTGCTCACTACCCTGAATTCTCATTCATGGCAGACTTCCTTGAGCGTTTCGGTCGCGTGGCATCATTGGCTAATGAAAATTATGAGGCTTTTTCAGAGAATCGGCGTTTAATAGGTGATAGAAATGAGCAACCATTCTCATCGTTGAATAAGTTGAACAACTATCTCGTGAAAGGTGGAAGTTTAACAAGTGAGGAGTTTTCAGAGGCATCTGATTGCCTGAGGGAATTAGTGCGATATCACAATAATAGAACGGAAAACATAAAGAAAGGTTCACTCGAACAATTCCGTAATAAAGTTTCCCAGAGAAGCCACTTTAATGCGTCGTTGATGTGCGACAATCAGCTTGATAAAAATGGAAATTTTATATGGGGTGAGAGAGGATATCATGCAAAGCGATTCTTTGCGAATTACTTCGATATAGTCGAGCCCAAGGACGGTTATACGAAGTACATCCAGCGCAAAAATCCTAATGGCAGCCGTGAGTTGGCAATCAACAATCTCATAGTGTCTACTAATTTTGAGAGAATGCGAGAGCTGATGGAGGGAATACCTGTGAAGAAGCATCCATTGTCTAAACAATGTGTGAGCATGCGGAATGGGAATTTTGTTTATGTATGTTCGTGCGTCACACTAAACGATGGCCAACCGCAGGAGTCTGACTTGAAATTACCCACTCGAAATCATTTGGTTATTGGGAATGCAGGGGATCCAAAATATGTCGATCTCCCAACTGAGGCGAGTGCAAGATTATATATCGCCAAAGAAGGTTTTTGTTACATAAATATCTTTTTGGCGATGCTGGTTAATGTGAGGGAATCTGAGGCTAAGGATTTCACGAAGAGAGTGCGTGATATAGTGGTGCAGAAACTTGGAAAATGGCCAACGATGATAGATGTGGCAACCGCTTGTTGTCTACTAGCTGTATTCCATCCAGAAGTACAAGATGCCGAGCTCCCAAGGATTTTGGTTGACCACACAACCAAAACAATGCATGTGATCGACTCATATGGATCGAAAAACACTGGGTATCACATATTGAAAGCAAACACAGTTAGCCAACTTATGCAATTTGCCAGTGATTCGCTCGATTCTGAAATGAAGTATTATGTTGTTGGTGGACATGCACACACATCTTCATTTGAGAGGTCTTCAATTAAGATGATTATTAAGGGAGTGTACAAGCCAGCAATCATGAGGGAGATACTTGAAACTGATCCGTACATGCTCTTAATGGCCATCCTCTCGCCAACTGTTCTAAGAGCCTTGCACACCAGTGGATCACTTGAGAGAGCTTTAGAATACTGGATTAACAGTGATCAAGACGTGGTGACAGTGATAATGATCGTTAAGACATTAGCACAGAGGGTTTCAGTTGCTAGGACTCTCACGACACAAATGCAGGTGGTTCAGAGCTACGCAACAGAACTCACAGGTTATATCCACCAAACAAGACGAGCTTCTATTGCAGCAGTGGTTGCCTTCCGAACACTCCAGCATTTAAAGAATAAACAAAACGCTGATGGAGTACTTGTACAGCAGGGCTTCCAGAACATGGTTGAACGCGAGACTCTTGAGACACTCGAGAAAAAATATGCCCAGGACCTAAAGCAACAATGGTGCGCATTAAGCTTGCTACAAAAATGTTACTACATGTTGCAGTGTATGAAACAATGCAGGCGTACACACGAGTCTGGAATCAGCATGCGCACCACAGAGCGCGTAGGGGTTTATATCGCATATCCATCGCAATTTTTGGGGAATGCCATTGCGATCGCGAAACTATCAAGGGATCAGATATTGAACATTCTCACTGAGAGCCGTCTTAAAGTGAAAATGTTTATCTTTGATAGAGCACTAGCCATGATGAGGTACGGTGTGCCTGATGTTATTCGTATGGCCAACATACTTATCATCATCACCATCCTATATGAAGTTGCAACGCGTTTGCGTCGTCTATTGCAAGATCATCTTAAGTACCGCGCAGCTTATATGCAAGACGCTGATGATGAAGACTTTGCTAGACTGCGGGACATATATATAGAAAGCATACATAGCGATGGTACATTACCAACAGTTGGAGAGTTTTTGAAAATTGTGAATGAGCGCGCGCCTGAGTTAAACAAATGTGCAGCGGAGAACATTGCATTTGCACGTGATAACGTTGTTCACCAAGCCAAGAGCCCAACTGAAGCAAAATATGAGCGGATTATTGCCATGATTGCCCTGTTTATGATGGCTTTCGATGCTGAGAGAAGTGACTGTGTGTACAAAATCTTGAATAAATTGCGAACGCTCACGAATATTGCTCAGCAAGATGTTCATCACCAAAGCCTCGATGACATTAAGGATGAGTTCAATGAGAAACGCATGACAATCGATTTTGAACTTGACTCAGACACACAAAGCGTGAGCCCCTTAACCGACACCACTTTTGCGAAATGGTGGTCAAATCAGTTGGCAATGAATAATGTAATTCCACACTACAGAACTGAGGGATATTTTATGGAATTCACGCGAGCTAATGCATCTGCAGTGGCACATGAAATTGCAACAAGCCAGCATAAGGACATTTTGATACGAGGAGCAGTTGGTTCTGGTAAATCTACAGGTTTACCATTTAACTTGATGAGAAAAGGGGCGGTGCTGCTTGTAGAACCCACAAGACCCCTTGCTGAGAATGTGTGCAAACAGCTTAGAGGGGACCCTTTCAATCTAAGTCCGACACTTAAAATGCGTGGTCTGTCAGTGTTCGGTTCAAGCCCAATAACAATAATGACAAGTGGCTATGCCTTACATTATTTGGCGAATAATGTGCATCGCATAGCCGACTATCAGTTCATCATATTCGATGAATGCCATGTAAATGATGCATCAGCTATGGCGTTTCGATGTCTATTGCATGAGCACGCATTCGCAGGGAAAATCTTAAAAGTGTCAGCAACACCGCCAGGGCGCGAAGTTGAGTTCACAACGCAGCATCCTGTGAAGGTCCTGGTTGAAGAGTCAATTTCATTTAGCGACTTTGCTGCAGCACAAGGTACAGGACAAAACGCAGATGTTGTGGCACGAGGAGATAATATACTCGTGTATGTAGCAAGCTACAATGATGTCGATAACTTAAGTAAGCTGCTACTGGAGAGAGGACACAGAGTCACAAAAGTAGACGGTCGAACGATGAAAGTTGGAAGTGTTGAGATTGCAACATATGGGACAAGTAAGCAGAAACATTTTATTGTTGCAACCAACATAATTGAAAATGGAGTTACACTTGATATTGATGTTGTTGTTGACTTTGGAAGGAAGGTGTCTCCATCACTGGATACTGATTGCCGGCAGATACTAGCGGGCCAAGTTCCCATCACGTATGGGGAAAGAATTCAAAGACTTGGGCGTGTTGGGAGAGTGAAACCAGGTTGCGCGTTGCGTATCGGATGGACAGAGAAAGGACTTGTTGACATACCAGCTCTAGTTGCAACTGAAGCCGCATTATTATGTTTCACATATGGACTCCCAGTGATGACACATAATGTGTCAACAGCTTTGTTAAGCGGTTGCACAGTACGACAGGCAAGAACCATGCAACACTTCGAACTCTCGCCATATTTCACAGTCGATCTTGTGCGACATGATGGGACTATGCACCCGATGATACACAATCTGCTGAAGAAGTATAAATTGAGGGACTCAGAGATTAGTCTAAGTAAAATGGCATTACCAGTTGGACAGTCGACAAGATGGATGACAGTGAGAGAATATAATAGATGTGCGCGTGCGCTGAGTCTGGATGAGGATATAAAGATCCCTTTTCTGATGAACGGAATCCCTGACTCTCTATATAGTGAACTGTGGAATATTGTTCAGAAGTATAGGGGAGATGTCGGTTTTGGGCGGATAACAAGCAACAATGCGGGAAAGATAGCATATACACTCAAAACAGATTTCACAGCACTTCCACGCACAGTGAAAATCATTGAAGAGTTGATTGAAGGCGAAATGGCTAAGCAAGAATACTTTAGGAGTGTGTCTGCGAATGCTTGCTCTTCTTCTAATATTTCGTTAGCTAGTGCGCTTAATGCAATCAAAGCTCGCTATGCGAAGGACCACACAGCAGAGAACATAGCTGTACTGCAAGCAGCCAAAGCACAGATTATTGAGTTGAAAAATATTGATCTGGATGGTTCTTTCATGTCAATGAGCGATCGTGCCGTGGAATCTTATGTAAAGGAATACAGTGCGTCCAGTTGTGTGCAGCACCAAAATAAAGAGGCTATTGTAAAACACCTCAACCTGAAGGGCATCTGGAATAAAAGCTTAATCACACAGGATTTGGTTGTAATGGGTGGAGTCTTTGTTGGGGGCCTGTATCTAATGCATGAATCATTCAAGGATGGAGTAAACACCAAAGTCTCGCACCAAGGTTATAATAAGCGACAGAGACAAAAGCTGAAATTCAGAGACACTCGTGACCAAAAGCTTGGCCGAGAAGTGTACGGTGATGATGGTACAATAGAGCACCACTTTGGAACTGCATACACCAAGAAAGGGAAAACCAAAGGCACGAAGAGGGGCATGGGTGCAAAGAACAGACGATTCACGAATATGTATGGATACGACCCCTCAGACTATTCGTTTGTCCGTTTTGTTGATCCACTTACTGGCCATACTTTAGATGAAAATATATATGCTGATATTGAACTCGTGCAGGAGCACTTTGGAGAGGTTAGGCAAGCATATATAGCCGAGAACATGTTGGAACCTCAGAAAATAATGAGTATGCCGGGGATTCAAGCATATTATATGAGCAATGCGGCAGACAAGGCGTTGAAAGTTGATATGACTCCGCATAACCCACTGAAGATATGTGAAATCAGCAATACAATTGCAGGATTTCCGGAACAGGAGTCGATTCTGAGACAGACTGGAAAACCAGAAATAATCAAGAGTGTTGAAGTGCCCAAAGTTAATGAATATAAACCCGACACAGTCATACATGAGAGTAAGTCATTGTTCAGGGGTTTGCGAGATTACAACCCGATAGCTAGTGTGATCTGCCAAATCACAAATGAATCTGATGGGCACATTAGCTCAACATATGGAGTTGGGTATGGATGCATGATAATAGCAAATCAGCACTTATTCAAGCGCAACAACGGAACGTTATTGATAAAATCACGTGCTGGTGAATTCCGCATCCAGAACTCGACAACATTAAAGATGAAACCATGTGTGGGGAGAGATGTCATATTACTGCAAATGCCTAAAGATTTCCCACCATTTCCACGACGACTCAAATTTAGGCAGCCTGAAAAGGGTGAGAGGATATGCATGGTTGGTTCCAATTTCCAGGAAAAGAGCATCTCCAGTGTTATTTCGGAAAGCAGTGTTATCCACCCTGTAGATGGTACTCACTTTTGGAAACACTGGATAGACACAAAAGACGGACAATGTGGGCTACCCATAGTGAGCACGAGGGATGGCTCTATTCTGGGTATCCATAGCTTAGCAGGATCTTCAAACACCACCAACTTCTTCACTGACTTTCCCGAAGGATTTGTGGTTGAATTTCTTGAAAATGCACACAACTTAGATTGGACAAAAGCATGGAAATACAATCCCGTAGGAGTCTTATGGGGATCACTCAAGCTAACAGATAGTCAGCCAGAGCCGATTTTCAAAGCACAAAAACTCATCTCTGACTTGAATTCAATGCAGGTATACGCCCAGTCATATGATGGAAAGTGGCTATTCTCAGCGCTGAATGGTAATTTAAAGGCTGTTGGTGAAAGTCCGTCTCAATTGGTAACAAAGCACGTAGTGAAAGGTAAATGCCCAATGTTTGAATTATATTTACAAAATGATGAGGAGGCAGCAAAATTTTTCAAGCCATTGATGGGTGCTTATCAGAAAAGCAAGCTCAACAAAGAAGCATATAAAAAGGATCTCTTTAAGTATGCTGAAGTGACAGATGTTGGATTAGTGGATTGTGACATCTTTGAAAAAGCCCTTAACTCTGTGATACAACTCTTGGAGCGACATCAATTTGGAACCTGTGTGTATATCACCGACGAGAATGAAATTATTGATTCTCTAAATATGAAAGCAGCTGTTGGAGCTTTATATTCAGGGAAAAAGAAAGAATATTTTCAAGAACTGGGCCAAAAAGAACGTGAAGATATCCTGCGTGCTAGCTGTTTACGGTTATATCTTGGCAAACTTGGTGTATGGAATGGATCGCTGAAAGCAGAATTGCGACCTTTGGAGAAGGTACAGGCCAATAAAACACGAACATTCACAGCAGCTCCACTAGATACCTTACTCGCCGGAAAGGTATGTGTAGACGCGTTCAATAACAGATTTTATGATCTGCACATCCAATGTCCGTGGAGTGTTGGAATGACGAAATTCTATGGAGGTTGGAATGAATTGTTAACAGCATTACCTGATGGGTGGAGGTATTGTGACGCTGATGGATCTCAATTCGACAGTTCTCTTTCTCCTTACTTAATAAATGCAGTGTTACAATTACGCTTGCATTTTATGGAGGAATGGGACATAGGAGAGCAAATGCTGAGAAATCTGTACACTGAGATCGTCTACACACCAATACTAACACCAGACGGCACAATCATAAAGAAGCATAAAGGAAATAATAGCGGACAACCGTCAACAGTTGTTGATAATACATTGATGGTTATACTAGCAATGTATTATTCGCTACATGCAGAAGGTTATTCAATGAATGAAGCCGAGTCAGTGTGTAAGTTCTTTGTGAACGGTGATGATTTGTTAATAGCTGTGCATCCTGAACATGAAACTGTATTGGACAAGCTACAATCCCATTTTAAGCAATTGGGTCTCAAGTACACATTTGATGATAGACATGATGACAAATCGTCTCTTTGGTTCATGTCTCACCAAGGGATCAAACGCGATAACATGTACATTCCTAAGCTTGAAAAGGAACGGATAGTCTCAATCCTTGAGTGGGATAGAGCACGGGAACCAGTACACAGGATGGAGGCGATATGCGCTGCAATGGTTGAAGCATGGGGCTATGATGATTTGGTGCATGAAATTCGGAAATTCTATAAATGGTTGTTAGACCAAGCACCATACTCTGACTTAGCTAAGAATGGTGGAGCGCCATATATTGCAGAGGTAGCGCTGCGGAAATTATATACATCCATAGCACCAGACCAATCTGAGTTAGAGCGATATTTAGCAGCAATAATGGAGGAGCCAGAATTCGATGAGGAGGACGCGAATGTACACCACCAAGCCGATGAAACCATCCTCGATACTGGAAAAGTGGAAACGAAGAAGAAGCAGGGCACAGAAGGAACACTACCACAGACTAACACACCAACCCAGCCAGGTCCATCAGATAAGGGTAAGGAAGTTATATCAGCAAAAGGAGGAGAGATTACCCGCACATCAGAACATGACAGAGATATCAATACTGGCACCCTCGGAACCTTCCAGGTACCCCGCTTGCGTGCAATACCCACAAGAATTCGTCTGCCACTTATTAAATCTGGAGCTGCATTGAACTTGGATCATCTGTTAGTGTATAAGCCATCACAGCTAGACATAACAAATGCCAAGGCTACAAGGAGTCAGTTCAATCAATGGTATGAAGGCGTGAAGAATGCTTACGAAGTAGATGATCAGCAGATGTCAATCTTGATGAATGGACTTGTTGTATGGTGTATAGAGAACGGGACATCTCCAAATATCAATGGTGATTGGGTAATGATGGACGGAGACACACAAGTATCATACCCAATAAAGCCACTTATAGATTTCGCAGCACCAACGTTTCGTCAAATAATGAAACATTTTAGCGATGTTGCAGAAGCCTATATACAAATGCGCAATGCAGAGCAACCATACATGCCAAGATATGGTTTGCAACGGAACTTAACAGATATGTCTCTGGCCCGATATGCTTTTGATTTTTACGAGGTTACATCACGCACACCCATTCGTGCTAAGGAGGCATACTTCCAGATGAAGGCTGCAGCGCTCACAAATACACATCATCGGCTGTTCGGTTTGGATGGAAATGTTTCAACCACTGAGGAAAACACCGAGCGGCATACTGCAACAGATGTGGACCGGAACATACACACACTACTTGGAATGCGTGGCATTCATTAGTGTGCGTACTTATCTATAAAGTTATTTATATTTATGTATGTATGTTCGTCGAAGGGGAATCTATTTGTGGAGTGTTGTGAGGGTATCCCTCGAGCAAAACATATAGTTCGATCCTTTCTGTTATATTTCAAGAATTTTATAACATTAGAGAGGCACTGCCTCCAGTCATAAACTTTTTGTCTTATACCGGAGAC